AGAAGATGGACTTAGAGGTTATACATTTAACTACCTGTTTATGGATGAAGCATCGTATCAATCCGAAGATGCTTACCGTAGAGCTATCGAACCTACCGCTCTAGTACACGGAAAAAAGGTGGTCCTGTTTAGTACTCCACGTGGTAGGGATTGGTTCTATCAAATGTATAAGCTTGGGATCGACAGCGAGTACCCTAACTATACCAGCGTCCGCATGGAACAGGGAGATAACCCATACATTAATCAAGAAGAAATAGCAGCAGCAAAGAAGGTGTTACCCGAAGCTATCTTTAGAGCAGAGTATGGCGGAGAGTTCTTAGAAGGTGAGTCAATGGTCTTCACTAATTTCGGCGCCAATACATTCGATCAATACCCAATAAGAAGAGGCAAAGTCTATATAGGAGTAGATCTTGGAAGAGAATCAGATTATACAGTAGCAGTAGCAATGGACCAAGCAGGTAATGTAATAGAGATATACAGAGACAACCAAAAAGACTGGGCCTACATGCAATCTAATATAGTAACACTAGCCCGTAAGTATAACGCTACTATAATGATAGAAGTAAACTCAATGGGTACAGTAGTCTTTGAGGCTATCAAGAAACAATACCAAGATACACATCCATTTACTACGTCAATGCAAAGTAAGAATGATATAGTAGAATCCCTAATACTTGCATTTAATGAAGAGCAGATCCAAATACCTAGCCAGGTGTTATTCCCAGAGCTCCACCAGGAGTTAGAAGTGTTTGAGATGTCTTACAATCCTAAGACCAGGAACGTTCGGTACGCAGCCCGCACACCATTCCATGATGATATGGTTATGGCACTTTGTATTGCAAACTGGAATCGACTACAAAATAAATCGTATGGACAGTACGCCGTAATAGGCGGCCGATAAATATAGTAATTCAATGAGACTAAGATTTATATTTAATACTATATGGCAGTAACAGTTAACATAAATAAGAAGAAGTGGGCAGTACCAACCCGTGTTACAATAGAAGAATGGCGGGACTTACAGCAGTGGCAGTTTGAGAACGAGGCACATTGGCCATGGATTGTTAGCTCTATTAGTACCTTTGATGCACAAGAGTTTAATGGAGCGGACCCAGACTCAATGCAGTTGTTCATTGGCTTTCTAATAGCAGCTTGTAACAAGAGAACACTAAAGGTACAACCTGACTTTAATGAGTTGAAGTTCGGTCAGTTTGTAGATCTAGACTGCTTCCTGGCCTTGGGAGTAGAGAAGAACATCAATCAGATCCTTAAGATACTTGGCGTAAACACTCCATGGGCCGATGAAGCCTTAGCTGTAATAGACCAATACTGTAAGTGGCGTGGTACTATCTATAAACAATACGCACAACTCTTTGGCCTTAATGATAATCCAGGCTCACTGCCACATGATGAGCAGGAATACTATGACCCTAAAGAGGTAGCAAGAGGATGGTACATGGTGATCATAGAACTGGCAGACAATGATATCTTAAAGATGGACCTAGTCACTGAGGAGCCACTACAAAAGGTATTAACATACTTACAGATACAGAAAGAACTTAAGATTAAAGAGGCTAACGAAGCCCGCAAAATAATAAAAAAGAAATGACTTACAAAGATATCATAAACAGATTTAGAACTATTACTGAAGACCACTTAATGTTAGAGGACTTCGGCTATGGAGATCTTACAGACTTAAAGTATGTCAGTCAACTAGGTAGTGAAGAGGAGAGAGTACAATACCCTTACCTATACTTACTGCCAAGTAGTAGCACACGTAACGGACCTGTCATGCAGTACGCATTTAATATGATTATCATGGACATGGCAAGACCAGAGGATGGGCCTAACACTGATAAGTTTGATAACTACATTACAATACAATCACAGTGCCAACAGTACATTGACGACGTCCTAGCACAACTCTACTACTTCTATAAGGACCAACCAGAGATTGAGCTAACAGGGATTACGTATACTCCATTTAAAGAGAAGTACCAAGATGTACTTGCGGGTATGACAGCAACTATTAACATTGCAGTGCCAACACCACTTAATGAATGTATTGCACCGTTTGATAACTGGGTATTAGATACTAGTCTTCCTATTATTACCAATGATGTACAAGATTATAGTTCTAACTCATTTGGCTCGAGAAGAGTCGTTGCCAACTTTAATATACCTACAGGACCTACAAGATATAGAATAGATCTTGATTTAGACTTTACAGTAAACTACGACTTAGCACCGGATCCCGCACCGTGGAATGTACCGGTAATTACAGTACAACAAGACGGCGGAGAAACACCTGTAGTTATTAGAACCTTTGAATTTAACGGTGAGATTAGAACCTTACAGAATGTTAGAGAATCCTTTGAGGTTACCCTATCAGATTCAGATGGTAATAATGATTTACTAATTGCGTATGGTTGGAGTACATTACAAGATCTACCAGGTATTGTACCAGCTACAAGTGCCATTGCACAATCAGGTGCAGTACAAGGAGTAGCAGGTAGTGTTAAAATATACACACTAGCACCATAATGACAGTAGACGATTTCATAGCAGACCTTAGTGCACTCGGAGAAGAACTCTCAGACCCGCAAGAGATACTTACAGAGATAGGTACAGGGATTACTGAAGAGATGAAGCGGTTGGCGCCAGTAGACACCGGAGCCTTACGTAACTCTATCGGCTATATTATCAATGGCAATCAGATTACATTTGATATGCTATTCTATGGTATGTTCCAGAACTACGGAGTAAGTGGTACTGAAGACGCAAGAGGTCTACCAGTTCCATTTGGTGTATTACCTCCTAGTGTAGGGAACACATACGCATTTAAGAAGAGACGCTTCGGCTTACGCAACCAGACCTTCTTTAACTTTGACACAATAACAGACACTATAGCTGCAGGCTTAGGTGAACAAATAACAGAATTTTAATTATGGCAGTATCAACAGAACAAACACCGTATAGACCATTTGACATGGCGTATGGCGCTAACGTAATAACACTGAATGGTATTACACCTTCACAACAGAAGTACGCACTACGTGTCTTTGTATTAGGTAACACAGTGCCTATTGCAGATATTAGACAATCGCCTAATAGATATGGCCGTGCTATCTTTGATATCCAGAATATCTTACAGACACAGGTACAACCTACTAAGAATAATGTAGATGGGTTACACTACTCTACTGGCTTTGCACAGCAGAACACAAGAATGCAGATTGCCAATGGAGAACTAATACAATACCAAATAGCATTTACAACAGAGACTAACGGTAGCCTAGATGCACCATTCGATCAGTCCTCTATTATCTACACAACACTCGGAGGTAGTAAAGAGTATTGGCAAGTACCCTATGATGAAGGCGCAGAGTTTATCCCGATCATCGATGCAGATGTAAGTGGTTGTACAGATATTAACTTCTTTGCTAGACCACTATCAGATAACACCTTTACCATTGCAGACACAGAGACTGGAGATAACCTACTTACAGTCAATGGTGGTTACCCATCACCTGGTGGTATCGATGTGCATAACGTATATGCAGGAGATCAGTGTACTAAATCGTTTTGGCAAACTCCATCAAGAGTAGCAGGTCCCTATCCAGCTAACGTAGCAGCACAGGGTATAGAAGCATTCACAATCTTACAGTGTAATGCGGCTGGTAACATTACTACTACAACTACTCTACCTAATACACAATCAAGCGGCGGTGGTCCTAACGTCTCACCAGGTCAAGGCTTAATACCAACAGGTAACTTTAATGTAATCACTCTAGCAACAGGACCTGCTAACTTTCCAGTAGGTACATTACTATCAACAACTACACACTACTATATAGTGCCAGTACTCTATAGTCCAGTAGCCTGTTCGCCAGACGGTCAACAACAACTAAACATAATGAATGAAGCAGCATGGAGAATACAGAGATACAATGTATTACAGGCACCGTGTAATGACTACGATCATATCCAGTTTGCTTGGATGAACTCAGAAGGTTTCAGAGATCAATTTACATTTACTAAGAGAAATGAAAAGAAGATAAATACTACACGTAATAATTTCCTTAAAGAGGCAGCTGACTTTAATGACACTAGATATGAAGTTAGTAAACAATCAAGAGGATTCACAACTTACTCACAATCTATTAAAGAAGACTGGGTTGCAACCTCAGGCTATATGAATGATAAGGAAGCAGAGTTATTAGAGTCTATGTTTAAATCAGCACAGGTTAACGTAAGATTCTCAGTAGGCGAATACGCAAACGAGTGGATTCCGATTAATCTAATTAGTAGTTCATACGTACAAAAGACTTATAGAAAAGATAGACTATTCCAATATACAGTTAATTACAAATTAGCAAGTAATCTAAAATCACAAAGAGGATAATATGATACAACTTAAGGTTTACAAAACGGCAGGAGATAACACATCTGCAATCTTCTTAGACTTATACGATACAGAGCCGATTAAGTTAACTATTAGTATTGAAGACATTACACGTGCTGATGCTACTTCAGTGTTCTCTAAGTCATTTAGAGTTCCCGCTACTAGAGATAATAATCTATTCTTTGAGAATGCGTATGCAATAGACGGTATTGATTTTGATGTAACTAAAAAGAATCCAGCAGAGATCTTAGTAGATGGCGCCGAGTTTAGAGAGGGTCATGTAAGACTACAAAGGATTTACACAAACCAAGACTTAGACCGTATAGATTATGAACTCTTATTTTTAGGAGAGACCAGAGACTTTAGTTCTGTAATAGCAGAGAAGACTCTATGTCAAATAAACTTTACTGACTTTACATGGGATGATAGTGCTGGTAATCCCTATGTTACTTATAGTAACGCAGACGACTTTATAGGTCCATTTAACTTTGCTGATATTACAGGTAGTTGGAATGCTTTTCCACAGTCTGCAAGTACAACAGCAGGTTACGCTGATGGCGATCTCTTATTTCCTCTAATAGATCATGGTAATACTTATGATAGTAGTACTCTAGATCCACAACAACCAACCATAGCACTAGGACCTGATACGCTAGGTGTTAGATCTTTTACAAATCCATCTAAACCATTAGGACAAGATAGACTTAAGCCTATGATTAGAGCTAAGCGTATATGGGATCAAATCTTTGAAGATGTTGATTACACTTATACTTCTGATTTTTTAAACTCTGATAGATTTAAACAAATGTATGTCAGTGCCTTTGGTAATGCTGAACAAGTAGGAATGGTAATTGGTCAAGTCGGTAATCCGGATGCAACAGGTTCGCCATCGGCTGATACAATATTTGGATCTGAAGAAGGTAGCCAAGGTGATAACTCATTTCCTGGTCCAATGTTTAATACTGTTGTAACACAAAATCAAGGTGGTGCATACACTGTCGGTGGCTCAAGTAATGGCTCTAGTTTTATTTGTCCTGGTACTTCGACTGCTAATGGTAGCTTTTACTTAATGACTGCTAGTGCATCAATAAGACTTGAGATAGAGCAATCAAATGGACCTAACCTTGATGTAGATGGTAGAGTACAATTAGTTGTAGTTACAGGTGGTGCTGGTAGTTCAATTGATAGAGTACTTGCAAGTGGTAACTTTACAAACTCAGGAGGAACTAGTACACTTAACTGGGATTCTAGAAATGGTAATGATGTAACTGCAGGTGAAAGACTACAAGTTATCTTTGATACTAATAGTGGCTTTGTAGATTACGATATTATAGAAGATTGCCAATGGAACTGTTCAGCAGCACCTGGTGATTACTATGCACCGTTAGATTTAGACTGTGAGTACAAACAGATAGATTATATTAAGGATGTACTTACTATGTTTAGATTAGTAATGCAACCAGATAATGCAAGACCTAATAACTTTATTATAGAACCATGGCAAGACTTTATAGGCAGTGGTACTACATTTGACTGGTCTGATAAACTAGTAGAAAACTTTGATCAAGTCTTAGAGCCTTTGTTCAATACGCAATCGGCTACTATAGAATACTCGCTGTCAGAAGATGAAGACTTTATTAATAAGTTTCACTTTGATAATAACAAGCACCCTTATGGTTGGTTACAGTTTAATAGTCAAAATGAATTGCTAAAAGGAACTAGAAAGGTAGAGGTAAAAGGTATTGCACCTACACCTATAGACCAAATAGTCCATGGCGGTGGCACACATCCAGAGCCTCAATTTATTCTACCTAGTATTGTAGAAGTATCAGGAGATACTACTAGTTCTAATCCAGCTCGAGCACAACAGTTAGCCATTAAGCCTAAGACTAGATTCTTATTCTATAGTGGACTAAAGTCA